AATCTGTTGTTAAAGCCATTTAAGCTAACGTAATAATACCGGCTGCGTCCCACTGAATAGTAAAGGTTGCGGCCGCTACCGTTTGCGCTCCTCCAAAGTCGATAGAACATATTAAAGAATTGGCTGCTGTAGAATCCCATAGGACTGCGTGATATACTGTGAATGTACCATTAGCCCATGCAATATCTGTACCATCCCACTTAGTTGTTGCCGCCTCTGTTACTGCCTTACCTGCCAAAGCGGAGCCTCCCTGTGTATAGTTGCCGGCCGTAGCCAGTTCGTTTGTAGTTGTATAGGTTGTGTCCGTCGCTGTGAATGAATGTGAATTGTCGTATAATGAAACGTAAATTGTATCTCCTTCTAGGTCTACCTCTTTATTCATGAGGTTTGCTTTCCATCTGTTGTATATTCCACTTGCCATTATTCTTTATATTCTCCTTGTAATTGTTTTATTAATGATAAAGAAGGTACGTGCATAATCAAATCTCCGTTACTTTTTCTTTCGGGGATTGCTTTTACTATCAGCTGTCCCTTTATCATCTCCGCCTTGAACTTCCTTTGGTTCGGCTTTAGGTTTGTCATCTTTAAACATGGGGTACTTTCTTAATAAATCTTCCGCCGCCTTGTCATAACCAATCTCTACGTAATGGTCGTACAATCTCCTAGAATTTTCTTTTGTCATTATGCTGATGTGCTCCCGTTTAGTATACCCTGGTCTTGTAGTTCTTTAATAACTGTTGCCAGTGTAGCTGCAATATTTGCCGCTGTTGATTCAGTACCAGATAAAGTTAAGTCTTCAGTCCAATTAGTAACAGTAAATTTAGAAGTAGGAGAGTCGATAACATTTCTTCCCATTATGTATTTGTATCAGTAATAAGATACGCTGCCTTAGGGTCTGTTAGAATAGCGACACCGTTTTCCCATACCGCAATTTTAGTTCCTTTACCCATGATGTTCTCTGTCTCGGAGTGTAAACCTTCAAAAGATTTCCATGTTACCGCAGTCTTAGGAAGTCCCATCCATACAGAATCAGCTACAACATTATTAGAAACAACCAATTTACAACCTACAAGAGTACCTACTACACCAGTCTGTACTGTAGAACTTGCGAAGGCAGGAATAGAAGAACCTTTAACAGTAATCACATAATTCAATAAATCTTTATAATTTTTCGGATCCATAGCAACAATACAACCAGACGTATCATAATCATTCTCTGCGATTGCCTGTAGTCCTGCCATAATATCTAGTATAGGATTTCCATTGGTCAAATCATCCCAACCTGTACCAGTAGCCGCTGCAGTTCCAATAGTAGCAGGAGTTTGGTCTTCACTCATTACATTATAAATAACAGAGTCTACTTTCTTAACCACTGCCCTAGTTAATCGTAGAATAGTACGTGCCAATACGTCGATGTCTGCTGACTTAATATCTTCCCTAGAGATAGTACCTTCAATAGCATACTTCTTTGGGTAGGCTGTGTTTCTAGTCCAGTCTACTTCTGCCTGTTCAAATTGAGACAAAGGAGAAGTCTCTAAAAAAGATGGAGATGTTAAAGTTAAGTCTGCTGCAGTCTCTTGATACCATCTAACAGAATCTCCAGAAGTAGTAGAATTGTTTACCATTCCCTTAAAAATATAATTTGTCAAGGCAAAACCTTTAATCATCTTATCGATGTCCAGTCCTCTTATTGTGTTAGTTTCTACAGTTACCATTTTATACGTATGCCGTGTTATTACATCCAGGTCTTAGTAAACCTTGGAAAACCTCATTAGCTGATGCTGTTTCTAGTGCTAAACCAACAGTCTTCATTCCTACATCAGTTGCTACTGCTGCCTTTACTTCGTTTGCTGCGCCTGCTGCAAAGGCCGTACCTACGTCAATACCTGCCCCTGTTGCTGTAAAGTCAAAAATACCATCCATAAATACTGCTACCTGTGTTCGTCCATCTGAGGCAATTTTATCCCTAGCGCATACACCACAAACATTATCATTAGCACCTGCAATAACAGCCAACCTAGCATCATCTAATTTCAATAAAGTACCTTTAGGAATTGCTGTACCATCTGCACATGTAAAATCTACTGGGTCGGAAAACCGAACTCTCATAACTGCTTCATCTGCCATATATTCGCTTAACCGAATAACTATTTAAATGTTCCGTTTAATCCGATAATTCGTCAATCTTAGAAAGTGCGAGGATTTGTATCTCTTTTTGTAGTTTTATTGAATCTTCTAATTGTTTTATAGACGCTGTGGCATTCTCATCAATGTTTACCCACCATCTTTGATCGTCATTATAAATTACTAGATCCATTTCTTCTTCTGGAGTTTTATTGTTTTTCATCTTTAATCTCCCCATTGAATAAATTAATATCTAGTGTTCTTGGGTTCAAAGTATAACCATAATCCATTCCATCCTTAATAAGAATTTTTAAAACTCTAACTATTTCATCATTGTTTGTCATCGCCAATCTCTCCTTCCATTACTTTGTTCGCGTAATCAACATCAGAAATTTCTTCGGGTTCTTTTGCCTCAACATGACCGCCAGAAGTACCGCCTAACATGTCTTCCGCTTTGTTCTTCTCGTGCCTGTCGTTCTCCGTTTTGAGTTCTTCTTTGGCTTTGACGATTTCATCCCTGATCGCTTTGGCCTCATCAACAATAGAAAGAGGTTTATTATCCTCTTCTCCCTTTTGTTCAGTTTTATTATTATCTTCATTTGTCATGTGTTTAAGTGTGTATCACACTATTTAAAGTTTTCGTAACACCTCTTTTATCACTGCTGTATTATTATTAATAACTTTCTCTGTCCTCAACATAAACCAAAGACAGACAAATATAGGAAATCCCAAAGTACCTATTAAATCAATCGCCGTTTCCATTATATTAACCACCATAGAAGAAAACTAATAATAATTACTACCCATATATTTTTATCTATATTAATATCCATTATGATAAACTTCCTGTTATTCTTAATCTCATAGCTTCAATATCTTTTGAGGTTGCTCTTATCTTTGTAGGGTCTGGGTTTGCTAGAGCGTCGGCGAACTCAAACTCTAACTGTTGCGCCTCTCCTGCATAATAAACCTCAAACTCTTTCAATTGATTTATACCATTCTCTCCTAAAAAACTTGAAACACTACTGTCTGTTAATTCTTTTAGGTTGTCGTAGTCGTCCAGTATAAGCTGTTTCTGTATGTTCCATTGTTCTTTATGTTTATCCCTATCTTCTGGGTTTGCATTTTGGGCATTTATAATATCTGATAATAATGGTTTTGTTTCTGTTAGTGTTCTTATTGGTGCCTCAACAGCCGCTCCTCTTTGGCTCTCTAAATCGCTAATAAATCCACTATAAAAACCCTTAACTGCTCCTAAAACAGCTCCTCTTATTGCCCAAACACTTGCTCCCGCCGTTGCTCCCGCAGCTGAACCCCCTGGTCCTCCGACTGCACCTCCGATTGCACCAACACCCGCACCAACACCCGCACCATAAAAAGCCCCAGAGACTAAATCCGGCAATATTCCCGGTATTGCTGATAAAGCTGCGTTTACATAATTAAGATTAATCTGTTCTGTAGCGGATGTTGGGTCTAGTGGTGTCTGGCTTACTCCTGCGGCTGCTTCTAGTCCTGCTTGTTGTTGTTCTCTATTTCCTAAAACTGTTTCTGCTTGTCCTCCAACTACTAACTCTTGTCTATTTGCCTCAGCCTCTAAAACATCTCTTGTTTGTTCTGAGTTAGCTCCTACGAATGCTTTGCCCTCTCTTTCAAAACCACTAAGCCTCCCTGTCTCTGTATCTCTTAATGGTCCAAATTTAGAAGTATCTGTTGGAGTAAATCCTTGACTTATTCTGTATGCTTCATATTCCTCTGGGGATGTGTTTTTAGAAGTTACTACTCCTGTTGGTTTCTCTGATGTTGGCATTTTACATGTCTGTGTTGCCTCGTCCCACGTCCCACCCTTCTCCTCACACTTTTGTTTTGGAGTCTTCTTTGGTTTAAAGACTTCTTCTGCTGGGACAGGGGGAGGTAGGTTTAAGGGATTTTGAATTACCATTATCTATTAACGCTAGGCGTTGCCTCCTGTGGTTGTATTTGAGTTTGTCCTGTGTTCTTTTCTTGGTTTTCCTGTGCGTTTGGTGCCAAACTTGGAGGTCTATTGAATTTAATTCTTCTTGCCATTTGATTCCAGATACTTGCTTCCTCGTCGCTGGCTTCTGCCCCGCCTGTTACCTCAAACACTAAGTGTCCATTAATACCACCTACCTCTGACGTTCCGTCGGCAGTAATCATATTTCGTGGTACTCCTAGAGATGCGTATGTGTGGTTCTCTCTTGACTGTATCCAGTTCTGCCGGTCCTCTGAAGACTTACCCGGAAACTGTTCTATTTTCGCTGTGTCTTCTGGAAGTCCAACCATCTCTCCATTCTTAACAGCGTTTTGTATTTGGGTGTTAGCATAGGCAATCTTACCCTCATTATTAGTTTTATAATAAACAACTCCTATGGCTTTGTCTCTATGTTTGATGATTCTCTCGTCGGCTTCTGCCTCTTGTCTTGCGTCGATTGAGTTTCTTATTGCTGTTATTTGTGAAGTACCATGAATTTGGTCGCCTATTCTTTTATTAGAAGTATGATACATATTCCTTATAGCTATTGTTTTCCATTTCTTTCCGTTGTAAACTTTATAACTCTTAATCCTTCCACTCTCTGAAACAATACCAACTCTCTCCGGACTGATAGGGATTAGGTTTATTATAATATTATCTTTTCTTACTATTTCAGCGAAGGCGTCCCCAACAACTAATTTTATTACCTCATGGTTCCACATTATTTGAGCGAAAGTATCGTTACCTCTACCACTAAAATGTTCAAACTCTTTTATCGTTTTTGGATTCTCCGAAGTCCAACCCTGCTTAAAAGCCCATGTTGCCAAACCGTTTGCTGCGGAGAATACTATGGGGTCGTTGGCATAATAACCTAAGTCTTTTGTTGCGTTTTGGAAGTAGTATGTTGTCTCTGCGCTCCCCTCTGTATCTAGTGCCATGGCGTCCATGATAAAGTCTGGGACGTTGTCTGTGAAGTTCGTTGTTGTTGCTTTGTTTAAGTCATTATTTGCCATTATAGTATAATATCAAAAGGTACCTCAAATTTTAAATATGTTTCTGGGAATGTTACTCCTTCAAATGTTCTAGCCTCTCCTGCAGGGTTGTGCATCCAGACTAACCCTACTTGGTCCGTTGCTGTAAAAACAAGCGAGATTTTTAACACGTCACCTTTGGCATAATTAGTTCTTGTTAATTCTACTGTGTCCATAAATCTATAATCATCTGAAGAGTCCCCTTGGTTATAGATTGTACCTGTGCTTATAATATCAGCATTCTTATAGATGTTTACTGTTACCGAAGTGGTTCCGCCAGAGACATTAAATCTAAAATTGTAAAGGATGTTTAAAGTTCCGTTTATTGTTCTTGGGGTATTAAAAGGAGTTAGTTCATAAGTTATAGTTGTTGGACTTGCATCTACTCCAGCTTTTACACCGCCCTTTCTAACTGAGGCTTTAAATTGGTTAGCTATTAATACATAATCCCCGCCGTCTGTTTCTGCTCCCCATAAATTCTCGTAACCTGTACCACTTGCTAGGTCTTTAAAATCATAGGTAGCTACTACTGGTGACGCTGTTGTGAATTTGTTAAATTTTGGGTCTAGTGGCATTATAACCCCATGTCGTCTACTATGGAATTGTTAGGCTCGTTTATATCTTTTAAGAAGCCTGTCCAAATAGTATCGACTATGTTTAGTTTACTTTGAGTCGTTGATAAAGCCCAGTTGTTTTGGTCTTGGTTGATTGCATAAAATGCGGCTCTATTAGATGCTACTAAAGCTAACCATTGTTTCATTGCTGCGGTTATACTTGCGTAGTTTGCTACTAAACTTATGTTATCTCCAAATGCCTTTTCCATGTCAGACTCCGCATAAAGAATCCAGATATTAGTATTAGCTTCTAAAATTTGTGTAGCACTAGCGTTCTCACCTATTGCTAGGAGTACTTGTGCTGTCGTTGCGAGGGTTCCTGCGTCTGCCATTATACTTTTATGGAGTATATCGTGGGATTTAAATCTTTGTATTTTATGGCCAACGCCGCTCTAATCAATCCTTCTGGTATATCTGTGTCAGTATGCCTACTTGCGCCTATTTTTAAATGACTTCTTCCTAATTGGTCAGTGGTGTAGTCGAAGATTATTGCCCTTAGGGAGAAGAATAAATTCTCATCGTCTAGTAAATGAATTAAACCCTGTCTCATTAATGAAAGGAATAAAGTGTAAAGTTCTTCCTTTTGGTATTTCTTCCTGCCGTTTGTTTGTGGAAGTTCTAGGGAATTAAGGACGCCTAAGGTTTTAAATTTCGTTTGGTCGTTACCCATTAGGAAATCATAAACCCCAACTCCTATTCCCTCGTTGTCTATGAAAATCTTTTGGAAGTCATAGGTCTTGTCTAGGTGTACGATAAAGTCGTACGTCTCGTTAAGTTTGGTTTTCGTTGTTTGGATATTATCACGATGAAATATTTCTCCGTCAATCTCTTGGAAAATTTGGAAAGTGGAGGAATCGTCACCCATCCGCGCAATGTCCGAACCTAAGTAATAATTACCATTCTTATCTATCGCTGGGACGTGTGCGCGCTGTAACGTTTGACACGTTTTGATTAGGGAATCTTTGAAGAACTGCATCTGTGAATCTGCAAACTCCCCTAGATACTCTTGGGCGTAGGATATCTTACTCATCCTCTTTTTCTCTGCATCTAGAAAATCCTTATCTTGTCTTATATTTTCTTCTGAGGAGACGTGGAATTTGGTAAAGGTATCATTTCCGAAACAATCAAAGAAATAATTCTCTCTTCCGAAGGGGGTTGAGAGGAGTATGATCCGCGCACCTTCTTTAATTCTTGTAGAAATCGAAGGAGTTAAGGCGTCGAAAACAGGTCTAGGGATAAAGGCGGCCTCGTCTGCAATTAGTAAATCAACAGTATATCCTCTAATTCCTCGCGCATCCAGTCCACATGGGAGGCAAAGGATCCTAGTTTTGTTTTTTAATTCTAATTTGGACTTTGTTTGGTATTTCTTACCTTTTTTTAGTAAAGAGAAGTGTTTTTTACGTATATTCTCGTAAATCTTTTCAAAGAGGAGGTATGCTTGTCTTTCTGTGGAGGCGATGACCATAACAACCTTTTCTTTATTATTACAAGCGTAATCGTCCACTAACTCGGCGATAATTGTGGATTTACCAGTCTGACGGCCAGAACGGATGCAGAGGTTACCTTTTGCCTTCAAAACTTCTGACTGCCATTTGTCAAACTTCATTGAGTGCTCCGTCTAGTAATAAAGTCCCATTGTTCTGGTCTATTGTCCATTAACCAAAGAAAAAATTCTATAGGATTGTTGTGGGCGGATATTACACGTGAAAACATATGGTGTTTAACACACAGACACACACCATTTAGTAAATCGTATTTTGTATCTTTTCGTTCTCTAGGAAACAGGTGATGAGAGTTAAGGTATTGAGTGGAGCCACAGACTATACACTTGAAACCATCACGCTCTTTAATCTTGAGAGCCCATGCTTTATCCTCTGCTGTTAGAACCAGTTTACCACCCATCTAACTAGGTGTAGTTCACACTTTATATACTTTACCTATTTTTAAAATCTGTCTGAGGGGGCCCC